GATATTGGTCACTTCATTATCGTATGCCATTTGACTCTCCTATGAGGAGAGGGGCCGAAGCCCCTCGCCGGTTTAGACGCCAGGAGTACCGTACATGGCACGCGGGTCGGTCCAGCCGATGTCGTAACGCTCGGTGGCCTTGTAGCGCATGGAGTCGGTTTCGAAGTCACCTTCCATGGTCTTTTCAAGGGCACGGCGCATCATCAGCTTCATGCCTTCCGGTGCGTCGGTCTGCACCCACCATGCGGTAGGCGAGGTCAAACGGCTGATAACCGAAGCGCCCTCGGACAGCAAGCCAATCGATTTGATCGGGTTGATGTCGTTGTTTGCGGTACCAGCACGCAGAACGCTCTTAAGCAGAACTTCAGCCTGGAAGGTGTTGCCAGGAGCAACAACCAACTTCAGCGGGTTCAAACGGATCTTCTTGCCGTTGTTGTCAACAGCCTGACGGATCTGGATGAGCATCTGCTCGAGGGACGTTTGCGAAAGGTTCGCAGCGGTCGTAAGCAGGTTGCTGAAAGTGCCCGAGACGATTGGGTGAGAGGCGGAGTTCAAAGGAACGCCGTCGCCACCGTTATAGCCTGCGGTAAAGGCACGGTTGAGCAGGCTGCCAAGGTCTCTTTGGTCTCGACGAGAGACTGTGCGAGGTGCTTAGCATAGACCTGACCAATCCGGATATGGTCGCCGTCTTCCACGAGCACTTTGGTCAGTGCGAAGGCCAAACCATAGACCTTGTACACATAGCGCTTGAGGAAGAGCACGCCGCCCTGCTGATATGTGACGGGAGTACCGTCAGGCATTTCAGGGGCTGCGCCGAAGCCATAAAGGACCGGCTCTTCGTGGTAGTTACGGGGGATACCGTTTTGCTCACGGAAAACGGTGGACCACTCATCGGCTCTTTGGTCGTAAATTCCGTCGAACGATTCGTTAAGGATCGGTTCGACAATCGACCGAAAGTCGGTACTGCGCATCGGGGCTGCCATGATCTAGCCCTCCTTAAGCGATGGTGGCAGGGTACAACCGGCTGCCAGAGTAGATTGCACCATACTGGTGTTTAGCGATCTGCGCACGCACAATAACAAACGCATCGCCCCAAGCATTGTCAGGGTAAGGCGCAATGTCAATAACGCGCAACACCGCATTGCCGTTAGCGCCAGCAGCAGTGGTGCTCATTGTGCATGTTGACAAACCGACCGAACTTCCAGTCCCAACCGACACGAGATCGTATTCCTGGCCGATGGACGTTTGTGCAAGCGTGCCATTGGTTTGGATTTCATAAACGATCGCGGGATCGGTGTAAAAGTAAGCAACGATCTCGGTTGCCGAGGTATTCGCAGGCCAAAAGTTCGAAACGCGCCGACGACCGGTGGTGTCGGTGAATTCAACGCCTGCAAATCAGCCAACGATCGCGTCGGTACCGAGAGCAGCAATAACAATTGCCCCCGTGGCAACGTCGATCTTAACCGGCGAACCTTTATAGATGGTCGTGGCATAGCCCGACACAATGCCGTTAGCAAGTGCCTGTGCGCGGTCCAGCCCCGAGGGGTGGTACGCAGGCCGCATGCCAAAGGCAGCAGAGGTAGCACTCATGTTTAAGACTCCTGAGGTCTCAACCCTGGAATACCGGGGGTCGAGTGGGTTGGTCAAAATTCATCCCGTCGCCCTCAACCATCCCAAGCCGTCTGCCGTTTGAGTCGCGTGCGCCTTGCAACTGCTCGACTTGCACCCGGATCTTTTCCTGCTCTTCCAGGGGCGCCTCGAAGTGAGCCTGCGTCATGTAGTCCTGATAAATGTCCATTGGAAGCTTGAACAAGATCATTTCGTTACATGCCACAAACCCTGCAAACTCGCCTGCTTTCACTTTTAGATGCTCAAAGCCGGGAAGATCATCAGCTTTAACAGGCTCGTAGCCCAGGCGCATCCGCTTGTGAATCGGATCATACGAATTGGTAGTCGATAGCCAACAAAGGTGGAAGCCGGGAATCTCCGGCGGCGTCGGGAGAGCCTCCTGTAGCCACTCCGACCGGAACATCTTCCGACGTTCCCCCGCAAAGGCAAAATCTGCCTCAGGTGCGTCACGCTGTCGATCCTCGGAAGCCCGAGTGCGTCGGCCAGCGTCAGAATTCTTTCTAAGCCTATCGTCCATTTCCACTCCTTTGTTGTTCGCGGTCGAAATCCATGAAGCGTTTAATCATCTTCATGCGTTGTTCCTTGTTGTCCCACATTCCAGCTTCCTTGATCGCAGCTACCCGTTGGGGTGAGAGTAAAAACTCGTTGCTGCTACCCGAGGTGCTCGAACTGGACCGCTCGGAACCCGTTACAACAGAGCGAGGTCTCGGACGACTATTGCTCTTGCCTTGATTGTAACGATGAGGAAGGTACTTTGACAAGCGTTCATCAAGCTCGTCCCAATACTCCTCGGTTGATGGGTCGTATCCCTCTTCGGCCATGGCTTTATCGATCTGAAGTGCTACTTTGGAATCGGTATCGCGGCCCTTAGGGTCGTACCACCGGTTTTTGGACATCCAATCGGATGCTAGGCG